CCACTTTGAATCTACAGGAGACCAAGCGTATGGCAGTCAAGAAGAAGTTTCAGAAGAAAGCACAGAAGAAGTCGCAGAAACTGAAAATAAATTCTTGACATTCGGACAATTTGACGAACTCTATAAGGGTAAGCACGGTCAGACCGAGAAGCAGTATCAGGATTCCCGTTCTGATGCAGGCAAGATGGTCTCTGGCGACTCTAAGATGAGTGGATCCAAGTATGCTCAGGGTAGGAGAACTGGTAGTGATGCTGGTCCTCAACCTGCTGGTGGGTCTAAGAAACCTGCAAGTCAGGGTAAGATGGACAGTGGCAGTCGCACTGATTTAGTCTTCCGTAAAGCAGCACTCAAGAAGAAAGCAGCAGCGAAGAATGAAGAAGTTGTTAATGAAGAAGGTGCAGATTCACTGAAGGATCGTCGCATGGAGCGTGGTGGTGTTGGTGGTAACCAACGTTACAACAAACCAGTCAGTAACACACCCAATACATTTGGAAAGAAAAAACCAAAGTATGATGGTATGTCTGCCGTCGAAAAAGTGAAGGCAAGTATCGAGAAGCAGTATGGTAAAGGTGCCATCATGGACACCAAAAAGAAGAAGTAAGCATATATAGATTAGCACCCACTAAGTACTAATCATGTTATCTTTTCTATTACCATTAGCATCAAAAATTATTAATGATGCTGTTTCTAAGCTTCCCGATGACGAGGAACTTGGTGAGAAACTAGTCGAGATTTGTATTGTCATCCTTAAGAAAGCAGTCACTTTGACTAAGACTGATATGGATGACAAACTTCTTGCAGTTGTTGAACAAGCAATTAACAATCGCGAAGCATGAGAACCATCAGGGGACTTGAGTCCCCTTTTTTTATAAATAAATATATTAGGAATTAATACGGAGTAACCCATGTCTCTTTACGGGAGAACTGATAGCAACGCAAATAAGACTCAAGCAGGACTCGCCCGTGGTAACGGCAGTGGCTCTGTTTCTGAAACTGTTATTTTTGTTGACGCTGCTGAAGCAGTATTGAACGAGAATGCTTCTCGTGGTATCACTGGTCCTGGTTGGTGGGCATATAAGACCTACACCGATAGCTCTGGTAATACTCGTCACAAGGCAGAATGTCTTGCTTTCATCAGCAACCCTGATGGTACTGAGTCACAAGCAGATGACACGATTGCAGCAGACGTTGCATCGGCAGTAACTATCTCTGCTCAACCTGCAGCATCTACTAGTTCTTCTGGTGCTGGTACGTTCACTCTTAGCACTTCTACTACAGGAACACCTGGTGCTCTTGCTTATGTCTGGCAACGTCAGACCGCAGCAGCAACAACCCGTTGGGTTAACATTGCAGCAGATACTGACACTGGTGTAACCTATGCAGACTTCACTACTGCGACTCTGGCATACAGCAGTCTCGGTGATGATTCACTTGACGGTTATAAGTATCGTGTCAAGATTACATCTGCAGGTGGTACTGAGGAAGTCATCTCTGATGGCGCAGCAACATTAACCTTCGGCAGTTGATAAATGAAATTTGACGAACTGAATGAGTCTAACTATATTCTGTTCGCCATAAAACATTATGAGAATCCTCAATCGGTAACGAAAGAGGATTTTGATGAGGATATGAAACGCTTCAAATACTTGAAGCGCCTCCTTAAAAGATACTTGAGGACAAATGTGTTAAGGACGCATTTGATAATCAATCATTTAATTATTTTGTATAATGTTTTTGGTGAAGCTGCTACTCCTCTTTTATTTTTTAAACTAGAAAGGGAATGTTGGAGTTTGACAAAAACCCTACTTATATTTTTGAATAAATATCCTGTAGGAATGTTACCCGATTTAGATTTGGACGACGACGTAAAAAAAGAACTGGATAAACTATGACTGTAATGACTGCTGGTACTGGTGGATTTAGTGGAGACGCTGCTGCGAAAGGTCCTAATGCAGGTTACGATCCTGTCTTAAAATTTCGTGGTAAATTAAAAAAGAGTAAGGATGATAAGAAACTTGTGATGCCTGGTAATAAGTTAGGCGAATCCAAGGAGAATCCTACGATGCCATCTAGATTACTTCAATATAAGGTAACCATTCCTGAGGTTGGAGAGACTGTTATCTATGCTTCATCTCCTGCTGAGTTGACACAGAAGATGCGTCTCCTTATCAATCCTCGTTATAGGGGCGATGTTAAGATTGAAAGGATTATGCCTGGTGAGGCAGCTAAGTTCTTTATGAACAAGCGTATGAATCACCTGCGTAATGTTAAAGAGCAAGCAGATAAGCAAATGCAGATGCAGATGACTCAACAGCAAGTTGGTCTTGAACAAAAGAAATCTGCTCAAAAGATTGCTCAAATCAAAAAAGAATTACAAAAGAAAACTGCTGCATTAAAACTCAAGTCACGAGTTGGCGGCGCACAAGCAACTGTAGATAGGTAGCTATGGATTCTGAACTTAACACAGCACTATATGAAAGGTTAGAAAGAGTTGTAAACATCCTACAAGACAACTCTATACAAATGGGCAAACTTCTTGCAGTCCATAATGAAAAATTAGATAAGCAAGATAAAGTTGATGCAATTCTGTTTGAAAAGTTAGACAGATTGTCTTCAGATCTTAACAGAGAAACTAATGCGATTAAGAAGGGGTGTGAAAGAGACATCCGTCTTATCGATGATAGACTTAGACTCTTAGAAAAGAAGATGTGGAGTATTGCAGGGGCATTGGCAATGATTAGTATCATGATTTCCCCAATCGGTCAAAGACTTGTGCAAGGGGTATTGACACCACCATCAGTAGAGAGTAGAATGTAGGGACTAGCAGTCCAACGTATTGTCTAATTTTGTTGATGTTCAATATGTGAATCTCCTGTCGGCAAGACTGGATAAATTTGCTAAAAAGAAAGAGCACCTTTACAACTTTCGGTGTCCCTATTGTGGTGACTCTCAGAAGCATCGTAATAAGGCAAGAGGATACTTCTTTCGTATTAAGACTGATATGGTCTTCAAGTGTCATAACTGTGGCGTAGGAAGGACGCTACCAAATTTTCTAAAGGACAATGCTCCAGACCTTTATGACCAATATATCATGGAGAGGTATAAGAATAGTACGACGGGTAAAGGTTCGTATGTTCCTAAACCAAAACCTGCAATCTTTGATAAACCGAAGTTCAAGAAAAAGGGAGAACTTCAAAGTATCGAAGAACTAAATAGAGGACACCCCGCAGTCGGATATCTTCTCGGTCGTCAAATACCTGAAAGAAATTTTGGAGATTTGTTCTATACTGATAAGTTTTTTACTTGGGTCAACACTCAAAAACCAACGTTCAAAGATGTCAAAAAGGATCAACCAAGAATCATTATCCCTTTCATTGACACCAACGGCGAATGGTTTGGATTCCAGGGAAGGTCACTAGATTTAACTGATAAGTTGCGGTATATAACTATCATGTTGGACGAGTCTAGAACTAAAGTCTTTGGTCTTAATCGTCTGGATTTTAACAAGACGATTTACATTACAGAAGGTCCCCTTGATAGTTTCTATATTGACAATGCAATTGCAATGGCAGGAGCAGATGTTGATTGGAATATCTTACGTGACAAAGATGTTGTCTTTGTGTATGATAATGAATGTCGCAACAAAGAAATTATTGACAGGATGTCTAAAGTAATTGACAGAGGTTATGAGATTGTCATCTGGCCATCAAACCTAGAAGACAAAGATTTAAATGACATGTTTATCGCTGGACATGACGTACAATCTCTGGTAGAATTCAACACTTACAGCGGTCTACAAGCACAGATTAAACTAAGCGAATGGAAAAAGGTATGAAGGAAGTTCATGTAGTCAAAAGAGATGGGGTGAGTGAACCTCTCAATCTTGATAAAATTCATGTGATGGTTGAACACGCTTGTAATGGTCTTGCAGGCGTATCTGAGAGTCAGGTTGAGATGAATGCAAACCTGCAGTTCTTTGATGGCATCAAGACTTCTGATATTCAGGAGATTCTTATTCGTTCTGCTAATGACCTTATTAGTTTAGACGCACCAAACTATCAATTTGTTGCAGCACGATTACTTCTATTTTCTCTAAGGAAAGCAGTATATAATGGTCACCCTGATGGACATCCTCCTTTAAAGGAGCATGTAGAGAAGTGTATTGAGAAAAAAATCTATGATTCAAGTATTCTGAAAAAGTTTACTGATGAAGAATGGGATATTCTTACTGATTACATTGACCATGGACGTGATTTCTTGTTCACATATGCTGGCATTCGTCAGGTTGTAGATAAATACCTAGTGCAGGATCGTAGCACTGGGACAGTTTTTGAAACTCCCCAGTACATGTATATGATGATTGCTGCTACGTTGTTTCAGGATGACGATAAGTTTTATAGATTAGAATATATCAAGAAGTATTATGACGCAATCTCGAAGCACCGAATCAACATCCCCACACCTGTCATGGCAGGAGTACGAACTCCGCTTCGACAGTTTGCTAGCTGTGTTCTTGTTGATGTTGATGACACCCTCGATAGTATCTTTTCTAGTGACATGGCGATTGGCTACTATGTTGCTCAACGTGCAGGAATCGGTATCAACGCAGGCAGAATCCGTGGCATCAACGCTAAAATCCGAGACGGAGAAGTGCAGCACACAGGTGTTGTCCCGTTTCTCAAAAAGTTTGAGAGCACTGTCCGATGCTGTACTCAGAATGGCATACGAGGTGGAAGCGCAACAGTACACTTCCCAATCTGGCACCAAGAAATAGAAGACATCCTAGTTCTTAAGAACAATAAGGGTACAGAAGACAACCGAGTGAGGAAACTTGACTACTCAATCCAGATTTCAAAACTTTTCTACGAACGTTTCATTAACAATGGGGAGATTAGCCTCTTCTCACCGCATGACGTACCAGGTCTGTATGATGCTTTTGGTACTGATGACTTTGACACTCTATATCGGATGCATGAACTCAATGATGCTGTTCCGAGAAAGACTATCGGGGCGCAAGAACTTTTTCTCAACATCCTAAAGGAGAGAGCAGAGACTGGTCGTTTGTATATCATGAACATCGACCACTGTAACAGTCACTCCTCCTTCAAGGACAAGGTGAACATGAGTAACCTCTGTCAAGAGATTACACTCCCCACTGATCCCCTCCAACACATCGATGGTAAGGGTGAGATTGCTTTGTGCATTCTGTCTGCCATCAACGTCGGTAAACTGAAGAGTCTGGATGAACTGGATGAACTCTGTGAGCTCGCTGTGAGGGGTCTGGATGCCTTGATTGATTATCAGGAGTACCCTGTTAAGGCAGCAAGAGAATCTACTGTCAACCGCCGTTCTTTGGGGGTTGGTTATATTGGTCTGGCACATTATCTTGCTAAGAATGGTGCAAGTTATGAATCTACCAAGGCACACGACATGGTTCATAAACTGACTGAGCGTTTCCAGTATGCTCTTCTCAATGCTTCCAATCATCTTGCAATGGAGAAAGGTCCATGCGGTTATTTTGGTAAGACAAAGTATGCAGATGGAATTTTACCAATTGATACATATAAGAACGAAGTTGATGAGATTGTACCAAATGATCTTTCATGTGATTGGGAATTTCTTCGCGAGCGAATCAAACAGCATGGTCTCAGGAACTCAACACTGTCCGCACAGATGCCTTCGGAGAGCAGTTCCGTTGTGTCAAACGCAACAAATGGAATCGAGCCGCCTAGAGCATACTTGTCCGTTAAGAAGTCCAAGAAAGGACCTCTTAAGCAGATTGTTCCTCAGTACACTACACTGAAGAATGCATACACTCTGCTTTGGGACATGCCCAATAATGATGGTTACATCAAAATTGCTGCTGTAATTCAAAAGTTCTTTGACCAGGCAATTTCTGGCAACTGGTCTTATAATCCAGAGAACTACCCTGACAATGAAGTGCCTGTATCTGTGATGGCAAACGATCTTCTTAATACTTACAAGTATGGATGGAAGACATCTTATTATCAGAACACTTACGACAACAAAAAAGATGGTGATGAAGAACCCGTAAGGGAAAACGTTGACAATCTTATTGACCAAATTCTAGAATCCGAGGAAGACGATGACTGTGAATCCTGCAAGATCTGAAGTTAAAGGAATGACCGTATTTAACAGCAACAAAGTAGACACAAAGAAACAACCAATGTTCTTTGGGCAACCACTAGGAGTTCAGAGATATGACTCCTATAAGTATCCTGTGTTTGACAAACTAACTCAGCAACAACTGGGTTATTTTTGGAGACCAGAAGAAGTATCACTACAGAAAGACCGTGCAGATTACCAAACTCTATCGCCAGAGCAGAAGCACATCTTCACTAGTAACCTTAAATACCAAATCATGTTGGATAGCGTACAAGGGCGTGGTCCTGGGATGGCTTTTAGCCCTTACTGTTCACTACCTGAGTTAGAAGCATGTATGAATGTGTGGCAGTTCATGGAGATGATTCATAGTCGCTCCTATACTTACATCATTAAGAACGTATACTCTGACCCTACAGAGGTCTTTGATACTATCTTAGATGATGAGAAGATTCTCTCTCGTGCATCATCGGTTACCGAATCTTATGATGAGTTTATTAATCATGCTCATCAGTATGACAATGGAACTATGTGGGAACTGGCAAAAGATGGACATTATACAGGGCAGTATGATAGAATAGAACTGAAGCGTAAATTGTATCGTGCAGTTGCTAACGTGAATATCCTTGAGGGTATTCGTTTCTATGTTAGTTTCGCATGTTCATTTGCTTTCGGTGAGAACAAACTCATGGAAGGCAGCGCAAAGATTCTTTCATTAATTGCTCGTGATGAATCTCAGCACTTGAATCTCACTCAAAATATTCTTCGTAAGTGGGAAGAAGGCGATGACCCCGAGATGCAAAAGATTGCAAATGAAGAGTTAGGTTATGTTAAGAGCATGTTCCAACGTGCTGTAGACGAAGAAAAACTGTGGGCAGATTATTTGTTTAAGAACGGTTCTATGATCGGTCTTAACGAACGCCTACTACACAATTACGTTGAGTGGATTGCCAATCGTCGTATGAAAGCGATTGGTATCAAACCAATGTTCGATATTCCTGCTAAGAATAATCCATTACCCTGGACAGAGTTTTGGTTAAATAGTAAGGGACAACAAAATGCACCCCAAGAAACGGAGATTGAAAGCTATGTCATCGGCGGAATCAAACAAGATGTCAAATCAGACTCCTTCGCTGGATTCTCTCTATGATGAGATGTTAACTGAGGCAGGACAAGAGGGTAATCCTCTTGCCGAAGTTATGTGGGATAACGAAAAGAGGAAACAGCGTCAGCAAATGGAGCGTAACACTAGGCATGGTGTTGACCAAAGTCAAGACTTCATTGATAGTGGTATGACTCTTATCACTGACGTGGAATCTGAAAGATATCTAAATAAAAGACAAAGTGTATCAGACTGAACTACCAAATAAAATGTTTTATGCTATAAATAGTATTGTGATGAATTCATCACATCTTACGTTCATCCCTTCGGGGACGCAAGTAAGTCGCGGAACGGAGCGTTCATCCCATGATTGAATTATTATTCTATTCATCACTCACATGTGCTCAAGCTGATGCAATTATGCTTCGGATGAGAACAAATGAGAATATTCCTACCGAATATAAGGTGGAATTAATTGAGGTCATGAAGGAATCAACCCCTGATTGCTACCCATGGGACGCACACGACTGAAGGAACGGGGGAATAAACCACCCTATCTTCAGGAGTAACAACATGACACAGATCACTTATCGTGGCGTCAAGTATGACGCAGAAAGCTACAAAGCAAAGGTTCTTTCAGAGCAAACTGCTCAACGTAATCACAATCTAATGTATCGTGGTATCAAAGTTGAGAAGAAGTTTGCTTCACAAAGTTGATTTCATTATTGTAAAATGAACACAAAGCACCCATACGGGTGCTTTTTTAGTATAATAAATACTGACAACCTATAAGGAGAGTCATGAAACTTTTTCTGGACTGTTCCGACCCAGAACTTATTTCTGCTGCATTCGAGACTGGACTAATCGACGGAGTTACAACAAACCCCAGTCTCATGTTGAAAGCAGGTGAAAATCCTAAGCACATTATCAAAGAGATCTCGGCAATCTTTCCATGGAATTCTTCAGTATCTGCTGAAGTAGTTGGAGATACTGCAGAAGAGATGCTTGATATGGCAGCAGAGTATTTGGATATCGGACCTAATATTACAATCAAAGTACCATGCACAGTCGAAGGACTGAAAGTGTGCAGGGAACTTGCAAACGAAGATGTACATGTAAACGTTACACTTATCTTCAGTACAGCACAAGCAATCCTTGCTGCAAAAGCAGGTGCCAAATATGTTTCGCCATTCGTTGGTAGAGTATTTGACCAGCATTGGAATGGAATTTATTTAATTGAACAGATTGCAGATGTATTTGCAACTCATCAGGTCAAAACTGAAATCCTTGCAGCATCTATCAGAGACCCTATTCAAGTATCAGATGCCTTTAGAGTAGGTGCTGATATTTGTACAATCCCACTACCTATGTTCTATCAACTCTACAAGCATATTCTTACCGACAAAGGTTTAGAACAGTTTGATAAAGATTGGACATCACTACAAGAGAAAATCTAATGCCTAGGTCACAAATGCTTAAGATTGATATGGAAGCTCGTCTTTATAAACTAAAGTCAGAGTTATATGAAATGGAGGATCATACAGGTAAAACTGGGCAATGGTATGATGGTGCCCACCATGCTTATAATGAAGTTCTAAAAGTCCTACAAGAATATCGAGTATGAATAGAAATAATTTAAAAGTCTTGATACATGACCTTGAAGTTGCTCTTACTTACCTCAAGGCAGAAGTTTACTCCGATGCAGAATCTTACCTAGATAGTGAGAATGTGAGACGAGTACACACATACGATGACGACGGAGAAACCGACTAATGAAAATGAAACTGAGTATGAAAACCCCTGGATTTATGATGGACAACCTTTTCTATCTAAGGACATTGACAATCATTATGGGTTTGTCTATTGTATTACAAATAGTCTCACTGGGAAAAGATACATCGGTAGAAAATACTTCCACCAATTACGAAAGCCTAGAACTGGAGGTAGGAGAGTTAAAAGTGAAAGCGACTGGAAACGATACTACGGAAGTTCTGCTGAACTTACTGAAGAACGCAAGCGGTTCGGGAATCTTGCCTATAAGCGGGATATAATCAGCCTACATAACACCAAGGGACTCACAAACTTTGAAGAGACCCGACAATTATTTCTCAATAATGTACTTACGGAGGCATTTGAAGATGGCACACCAGCATTTTACAACTCAAACATCCTTGGTCGGTACATGCGTAAAGACTATTTCAAAACTGGCACACCTGACGCTTGACGCTCGCTGAGTCGTCTGCTATAATTACAGGGTAGTCAAGGAGTTCCACATGAACACAGAGTTCTACGAAGGATTGAGTAACGAAGACGCACTGTTCGACTTATTTGTTGACCAGTTGCATCATTTTGCTGAATTGGAATTGGAAGAACCTAAGACTATCACTGGGTCAGTAGCTCAGATGGATAGAGCAACTGCCTTCTAAGCAGTCGGTCGCAGGTTCGAGTCCTGCCTGACCCGTTGCCCTTCGGGGCATACGGTCTACTTGAGGAAAGTACATGACTACAGCACAGAAGTTTTCTTCCTGTCTCGAAATTCTTTACGAATCCGTTGACAGACAAGTGACACTCGACACCGAGTACCCTACCATTTATAATCAGGTACTGAAATACTATGAGGAGAAAGGTGTCGATTTCTATGGTGATGTAGATGAGGATTATGATATCCTCCTAACTAAACTTGAACAAGACTTATTTTATTATGACTCCAGTGAAAAATCTTCCTAAAGTTCTTCTTGAACGCTCACCTTATCGGTATGTCTCTGTTGGGGAACTCGACAACGGGTTCCCCGACTACCGAATCCAAAAGTTTGATGAGTGGACCAAGCGTTACAAAGACATGTATCTCTGTGACAATGGTATGCAAATCACTCTTGCTATGGAAGACTTTGAATACACCAAATGGTTAGACCCTGCAGGTGTTCCATGTTACATTCGCGACTCAGTAAAACCATGAATCCCTATCAGAAAGCAATTAAAGCCCTCGAAGAATGCGTCAAAGACGCTATGGAAAATGATGTTGACCCTGGTCTTCAGATGGAAATCTGGCGTCACTATCAAGGTGTGAAAGCAATTCAACGCCAACTACCAAAAGAGAGTAATCTTTCTTTTAAGTTGGATGGTATCGATCGTGTGATGGAAATGTATGACTCTGAGTATCCTACTCAAGCAGCACAACCTGTTGATATTGGACTTGGGGGTTTTAGTCAGGGAACTGATGTGATTACATTCTCCTAGTCTTTGCCAATAGACTCTAAACTAGATGGTTTTTTGACTGGATGACAGTCGCATATAGAAAAGGTTTCTTGTTTTTCCTAAAGAACAAGTGGCGTGCATGACAAGACCTAAAGGACTCATCACGAGTCCTTTTTTATGTCATTTCAAATCTTAATATTTGAAAACACTTGACAACTCTTAATCTTTCCTATATAATTAGGACATAAATCTTTACAAAAGGAAATGACTGTAACAACCAACGAGCAAGGACAACAAAACTTGTTCGCTAAAGAACCCACCATGTATATGTCAAAGGAATCCCTTGACAGATATGGCATTGAGACCTATGCTGAAAGAGCAGAAAAACTCAATGGTCGTACCGCTATGATTGGATTTGCTGCAGCAGTGATTTCTTATGCGACTACTGGCAGTGTATTTTTCTTTGGTGCCTTCGGCATCTAATCAATTCAACTCTATCTAAGGACAAAACAATGAACGAAAACGCAGAACGCATCAACGGTTGGGCAGCAATGATCGGAGTCGTTGCAGCACTCGGGGCATATGCCTTGACAGGACAAATCATTCCTGGTATTTGGTGATAAATACATTTTTCGGGAGAGATTGTTGACTAACCCAAATGCCCTCTACGAAGATATGGAAACTCTGAACATGCTTTATGAAGAACTATGTTGGTCACACGATGCAGAACTCGAATTTAAAGCAGACTATGAGAACGATCGTATTATCATACAAATAAAAAAGACTAAATAAAAGCATATCGTCGTCGCTTAGACAAAGGGGTAACTGGCACAATCCAGTTGACACCCCTTTTTTTATGTGATATAGTAGTGAGGTTCTGATGAAATCCATGTCGTATCCTATCGCAGCTGCAGTAGTCGCAGTGGCAGCACCATTTCTAATGACTCTTCCAGAGGCACCACCCCTTCCTGAGGGAGTTGCTGAAGTAGTAGAACCAGACCCATCATGGCAGTGTCCTACTTGCTCTGTTGAAGAGCAGTATGTCCTGAAAGCACTTCAGGAGAATACTAAGATTACTGATAAGAATGCTCTCGCTACGCTGATGGGAAACATCAAGCAGGAGAGTAAGTTTATCCCTAACATCTGTGAGGGTGGTGCTCGTGTCTCTTATGAGAATTGCCTTAGTGGTGGGTATGGTTTGATTCAATGGACTTCTATCGGTCGCTACAACGGTCTTGGAACGTTCTGTAACAAGTTCTCGTGCGACCCATCTTCACTTGAAGGTCAGGTTCGTTGGATGATTAATGAACCAATCTTCCAACGCCACCTTCCTGAGTTTGAGGGTCGTGGTCAGTCCATCTCACAGTACATGATTCCTGCCTACTACTGGTTGGGATGGGGCATCAAAGGTAATCGCGAGGTTTATGCCTGGGATTACGAGAGCAAACTCACTTGGGCATAAATGCTCATCTTTTGAGGGTTGACGGAAACCAAACTCTCTGCTATACTAAATACATCAGCAAGTTAAGAGACCAACACATTTCTTAAC